ATAAGCCTACCCTGAAAAGTCCAGGTAGGTAGTGTTGGCATTGTCATATGTTTAAGTTTTGTCGCTAGAGCTTAGCTTTAAGCTCATCTATTTGTGACTGCTGTTCTTTAACAGCTTCAATTAATAACGCGACTATTTTCTCATAACGTACTGCTTTAAAGCCATCGTCTCTAGTAGCTACTAACTCAGGAAGTACTTTTTCAATGTCCTGTGCTATTACTCCTATATCATGGCCGGTGTGTTCTGACTTATCGTTCCAGTCAAAAGAAACACCTTTTATTTGATTAAGTTTTTCTATTGGCTCACTTATGAGTTCAATATTATCTTTTAAATTTTCATCCGAAGAATGATATGCTGTTATATCTGATTGTACATTTAAAGAGCCTGATATAGTTGTAGACCCTCCTATGGTTGTTACACCGTTAGCTTTTACTTGCAATGCTAACTTGTCGTATGTAGAATCACTATAATAATCTCCGTCACCAGAGATAATAGAGAATGAATCGTCTGAGTCATTTCCTCTAATACCTATAACTACGTGTCCATTAGCGTCTCCTTGAAGTATCGTACCAACAGTACTACCGTTAACTAAGCCTGTAATATCAGTATCAGTCGCACTAAACTCTCCTAGTTCTGTTCCTTTTAGGAATAGAGTATTTCCGTTAAACAGAAGGTTAGATTCACCATTTAATGTACTGTTACCGTTTGCTGTTAATACTCTATTATCGGCATCATTGTTAATAGTTATTGTACCAGCAGTTAAAGATGCTAATGAAGCAGATACAGAAGTAAAGTCTGTAAGAGCTAAGTCAGCAAATGTAGGGCTATCAGCAGTTTGTAGTCCAATACCAAGTGGAGTAGCTGCTGCTCCGTTTGTAGTCAATCTAAGTGAACCCTGGTTAGGTGAGCTTAAAACAGAAGAAGAAACTATATTACTTGGTATGTTAGTAAGATCAGGGTAATCAGTAGATAGACCTGTTACAGTTGTATCTATACTTGATAAAGAAGCAGAAACACTTCCCCAATCGTCTATTCTTATATCTGAGCCACTAATTGATTGTTCTGTTAATATACTACCTGTAAAGATGTGTACATCAGTTACTGCATCTCCAAATATATTTGAACCGGAGTTATATAAAATTGAAGAAGTAACATAAGTAGTGCTGATTTCAGTAGCGTTAATTCTACCAGTCACAGTTAAGTCTCCTGTAAGAGTATCAGAAGTATTAAGTAAATATGTTGCAGCTGCAGAGGAACTATTAGCAGTTACAGTGCCTGCAAGTGATTTAGATACTAAAGTCGTATAATTTAAATTAGATGCTAGAGAACCTGAAATGCCGCCCCAATCGTCTATCTGTACATCAGAGCCGGTAGCACTACCTTGTATCTGTAGACTGCCGGTAAAGCTGTGTTGATCATCTGCTGTATCTCCAAACTTAGTTGAACCTGATTCAAAAACTACTGAAGAGTTATTAAACTCTGTTCTCATTTCTTGAGCAGTAACAGTACCGGTAACTACTAAATTACCATCTACTGTAGCATCTCCTACGTTAGTAAATGAACCTGTATTCTTTAAATGGAATTGTCTGTAATCGTAAATAAAGTTTGCAGAACCGCTAAACTTAGAATTAGAGCCACTATCGGCATTTCCATCTTTATATTGTATAAAATAATCTCTACCGTGAGGTGTAGTAAGAGGTATCGTAACCTCATTGTCTAGGGAAGCAGAAGTAAACAGACTTATTTGAGTACCAGAAAAAGAAGCAGAGTAGAATAACTGTCTAAAGTTATTATCTAGCTCCGTATGCGATAACGGTGATCCTTTGTCTGCTCTTAATATAATGGCCATCTTATTTATCTAATTTACTGATTCTCTCTTCCAAGTCTGAGATAATACTAGTTTGTTCGTTTATTGCTTCTATTAACAGTGGAACAATCTTAGAGTAGTCTACAGCAAGATATGAATTTTTATCTTCAGAAACAACTTCCGGAAGAACTTTTTCTACATCTTGAGCTATTACACCAACCTGTCTTTCTTCTTTACCGTTCCATTGAAAGTATACTCCTTCTAAATTTCCTACTCTTGAAAGAGCATTGTCTATAGTATAAATATTTTCTTTTAACCTTTTATCTGAATTAGAGAGTACAGCGCCTGAAGCTCTTATACTCCCTGATACTTCTAAGTTATAAGTTAAATCGTTAACGTTATTATTAATTCCAACCTTAGAACCGCTGTAGATAAAGTCAGGGGCACCTTCTAAGTTACCTGCTTCGTTATATTGAACGTTGAAATCAGTACCTGCAACTTGGCCGCTTCTAAGTGGTATTACATGAGTAGGTTGGTTAATAGGAACTTCTAAGCTACTCGTATAATGTAAATGTAGATTAGCACCTTGAACAGAGCTAGAGTAGAAATATGAACCGAAGTTTATATCCATTTCTCCGTAACTTAATGCTTGTCCTTTATTTGCTCTTAATGTTATAGCCATTATATATCAATTTTTACTACAAAAGTCATATCTGTATTATGAGTCTTTTGAATTGGTCTGTTAGTTTTTGCAACTGCAATCAATTCATTAGCATCATTATAAAGTCCAACTGTGGAAATATAAGGAGTAAATAAACTACTGCTCACATTTGAGGCGATATTTCCTTCGGAACCTGTTAAAGCCGAAGCATTATAAGTAAAATTCATTTCAGAATCTCTCACCTTACAGTGTACATTATATGTATAAATAGGTTGATTTGATTTCCATCGCAATATATGTCTAGAATAAGTACTAAGGTATCTCGCTACTTCTGGTTCTGTTATAATAGCTAATCCTTGATTATAAATTATATCCCCAACTACCTTACGTGGTTTTGTAAAAGTTGTTTCAGAACCTGAGAAAATTAGAGCTCCATTTCCATCATCTATTATTTCTATCCTCTGTTGGTTTAAGTCAATCTCTGCGTATTCTGAGTTTGCTTCATCAACGTATGTATTTTCGTTTACTAAGTAATCGTCAGTATTAATAGGATTAGATTTATACCAGTATTCATTATTATGCATGTAAGCATTTTCACCTGATATTCTATCAATTGCATATCCGTTAATTACATACTCATCTGTATCAGTTTCAAACTTTGGTCTAAATATAAAAGTATTAGGAACTATATGTGTCCCAAACATATCTTTAGGGAGTGAAATAACTCCGACTTCTTTTTTGATATCTCTCGAACCACTCAAAGTAAGTGATGTCTGTAGAGATAGATCTCTTGAACCACTGAATAATCCTTCTCCTATACCGTCAGCATAAAAATTATGTTTTATACTGTCGTATACAAGCTTCTCATAACGGTTGTTTCTAAAGTCCGAAGGGTATGAATAACCTGGTGTTGAACCTGAGAAGCCTCTTAAGGTTTCTATATTATATGTAGATAACAAACTGCCGCTAGCATCCCACTGCTTACGTGCAGAGTAATCAGTAACGTATACGTCTTGGCGGTTCAGTTTTTTGTAAGTACTCATTCATTAATAGTCAAGCTTAACTCTCACTAATGCTTCTTTTGTAAAGTCTTTCAACAATGGTCTAGACAGCTTAGCGACAGCAAGGAGGTCGTTATTATCATTATATAGTCCAACAGAGGTAATATAAGATTGAGGGGAGTTAATTAATACGTCATGTCTTAATTCTCCTGAGCCTGTTATTAACGACGGATTACTTGAGTAATTAAATTCAGAGTTTCTTGCTCTAACAAATACGAAGTTAGATGCAATAGTTTCTTCTGACTGTACTCTAAAGTTTTGTCCTCTAGCAAATAAGTCAAACCCTTGTTGTAAGTTATTCTTACTACCTGAGTAAGTAACTTCGTTAGGTAGTTCATTAGCTTCGAATCTTACTCCTCCACTTATAGGTGCTGAGTTAAGGGCGTTTACGTTAAGAAGTATAACACCAATATCCGGTAATACTTTTCCGTAAGACCCGTGATTTGAGGTATACCCATTACTGTTTAAGCCGGTATAGATAGTTCCTAAAGAACCAGATACTAATTCATAAACCCTACCTGCATCTGTAAAAGTAACAGTCGAAGATACTTTACTGTCGTCAGTTAAAGTTCTACTGTATGAAGCTCCATTACTGGCAGAGTGTTCTAATACAATTGTAATAGTTCCTGGTAAAAGCTTTTCTTTAAATCTAGCTCTATTAATAGACACAGCGTAGAAATGTTCTGATGCTACTCCTCCAAATTTAAATTGAGAGTCTTCATCTCCTAATATTAAGGATCTATATTGTCCATAAACTGTAGACGAAGGTGTCTTACCGGGCACTGTGGGGTTAAAATATAAGCTTCCGCTTCCTGCTTCATGACCGTACGCTAATGAAAACTGTACTCTTGCGTCTTCTTCAGAAGAGCCAGTTTGGTAAATATTATAATAGTAGTCACCAGAAGTTCCTCCTGTTTGAGTAGATGAGGTAAAGAAAGTATTGAGTGTTGTTTTATTACCTGACCATACCGGTGTTGAGATTGACTCAGCACTAACTACTACATCTTCTGTATCGAATCTTTTAAATGACATAATTAATTAGATTTATTTATGGTTACAGGTATGGTTAATCTAGCTCCAGAGTCTCTTCCTATAACTGTAAGTGTTGTCTGTAGCTTTGTTCTTGATCCAAATAAAGTATTAACTGTAGTTGCAGTTAAGTTAATAGAAGTACCGATAACATTTTTAGATACATTAGTACCTATGGTTGTTGTAGTATTCAGCGATTCAGCTTCTTCTGTGTTAACTCCTACTCCTGTAAATGTATTTAATACTCTAATATCTGCAATAGTTGCAGTATATCCTCCTGCTTCAAACGTTGAAGTTGCTCCTCCAAAGTTAAGCGTTTGAGGAGTAATAGCTAAAGATTCTCCTTGTTTAAGACTAATAGAGGTGTAACCTAATCCTAAGATAGGTAGTTTAGAAGTACCTCTTGGTAGCGTTGTAAGCTTGTACTTCATAATTTGAGTCTCATCAGGAAATGCTTCTAATAGAGGCATATTCTCAATAGCTTCTCCGTAGAGTGCAGA